TGGTTCTAAATTAAAAACCGCCGTAACAGGTAAGGTTAAGAAGGGAAGTAAGGCTGCTAAACGTAGAAAAAGTTATTGCGCTAGATCTGCTGGTCAAATGAAAAAGTTTCCTAAAGCAGCTAAAGATCCGAACAGCAGGTTAAGACAAGCTAGAAAAAGATGGAGATGTTAAATGTCACTGTACAGAAATATTAATAAACGTAAAAAAGCTGGAACGAGTAGATCTAAGGCTAAATCTACTATATCGCCTAAAGCTTATGCAAACATGAAAGCTGGTTTTCCTAAAAAGAAAAAGAAGAAAAAGGCTTAAATATTAATTTTACTTAACTAAGGGACTTTGGTATGGTAGAAAAGAACGAAGACCGTTGTCCACGGTGCGGGTGTAATAAACCTAAAGTAGAGGTACACGGTCACTATCAGTGTGCGGATTGCAGATGTGTGGTAGACGATTGTTGTCAAGGTGAACGGACCACGGACCAATGACCATTAAAAGAACTTCTAAAGGCTACACACTTGTTTCTAAATCCGGTAAAAATCTGGGTACTTATAAAACCAGATCAGGTGCTGAGAAGAGGGAAAAGCAAGTAATTTATTTTAAGAACAAGAGAGTTAGTAAGAAAAGGAGTTAACAAATGGATATGACAGAATATCTTTCAATGTTTAGAGACCCAAGGGTTTCTGATGTGGACATACAAAGGATGCTTGGAAACACAGGGGTTTCTGATGTGGACATACAAACTATGCGAAGTACGTTGCCCTCTGCCCGTGCTAACTATCCTCTGGTACAAGCTCCAATGCAGATGAAATCTCAAGAGCAATTAGCCGCAGAACAGGCCGCTATTAATGAAGCTATAGATCTTAATCTTAAAAAAATACAAGACATACAAGATAATCTGTCTGCCTATGATAACGCTGGGGTGCTTCCTGATGCGCCAATGGGAACAACAGCTAGTGAAGAATTAATGCAGAGAAGACAGCAAACTCCTATGTTACAAGGAGTTAAGGACTTAGTAAGACAAGTTGCTAATACGATTAATAGAGGTGAACCTATTACGCAAGCGCAAAAAGATGTTATTAGTGAAACACTCGACATGGTTGGTGTAAGTGTGGAAGATTTTAATCGGGCTGTAGGGGATTTTGTACAAACTCAAAGAGCAATGCAAGATCAAGCTGCGGCAAACCCATTTGATGATTTTTCTATTCAGATTACAGATGAATTAGATCCAGTGGTAGGTGTTGAAACTACTTTTGATAAGCTACCAGTTAAACAATTTCCTGAACTTCGAAACATACCAGGTTTTAGTGGTAAAGCTTTTT